TGCAGTCAATTCGAGCCGCCTTTGATCCGCCCCAATCCCCGCCAGGAGGCGTCAAATTGGGGTCAGAAAACGGATGCACGTCCCGATCGCGCAAAGCGCGCCAGACCAGCCAGTCCAGCTCATCGTTGCCGACGGAACTCATGGCCATACAATCTCCGGCTCTGTATCTATCCAAAAAGTGTCTCCCGACACTTCTGGAGAAGCATTAGGATCCCCACCGTCATTTGGTATACCTTCAATTGTGGCAATTTCGGCGTCAATGTCGTCGCTGTTGCGTTTTACAACCATCAGGGTGCCTGACCACGAAAACAGCTTTAGGGACTGGGGCCACTTCTTGGCAAGGCGCTTTAGCGATCGCATGGCCGCCGCCTCTTCGGGGGTAATTGTGATGGGATCAGACATGGGGCCTCCGCAGCTCCCGGCCAACGGCCAGCGCGGCAGCTTCCTGCCCCGGGTCAATCGGTGGCCACATTCGCGGGTCCTGCCTGCGCTCCAGGGCTCTCCATCTGTCCTGGATAGACGGCTCGGTGTCGGGCTGGTGGCACCCGACCCCATCAAGCAGGTCGGCAGTGGTGCTGCTGCCACCGTGGCGCTCACGCAGCCAGTCGGCAATTTCGTGGGCAACACCAGCGGATCGACGGCGGCACTCGTCGCATGCGCCAATTGGGCAGCCGGCCGCGCCATTGATACTGACGCATAGCGCCAGGGCGAGCCGATCCGAGAGGGTGGGGTCAGCCATTGGCTCCTTCCAGTTCGGAGGCGATGGTGTGCAGCCACTCAGCTTGATAATCCCTCTCCGACCCTCGAATCACGTCCTCGATGGTGTTTCCCAAGTCGTCGGTTTTGATCATTTGCGCTGCGGCGGCGCGGAGAGCGGCGGCGGCAATAGATGGGGGGTCGTCTTTTGTCCTCCAGGCTTCGAAGGCGGCGTCGAACACTCCCTGCGCGGCGTCGGGTCTTGGTTTGGGTTCAATCATGGTGCCTCGTTGGGTGATTGGATCGGCGCCACCGGATAGGGCGGCAGTGGGGTGTAGTGGTGTGTAGCAGGTTGACCGTTTGGGGTGGTCCCAGGGGGAATCGTTGACAGCCATCACCCCACCTCCCGGTCTGCCGGTTCAACAGCCTGGCGCAGCAGCTTAGCTTCCACATCCTTAGCCCATCGCCAGGGGTTTTGGCCGGCCTCTACGCCAGCTTCAAAAATGTTGCACAGCATTGAATACAGCTCGATTTTGTCTGTAATGTTTAGATCAAGGTTGAGCCTGCGGGTTTCCATCTGACGATCAAACCACAGATCAAAAGCCGTGAAGTCCCGATAATGCTCGTCTACGGCATCACCTGGGCCCCATGGCATCACAGGCCAGGCATGGCGATCAGGCCAGGATTCACGCCAGCCACAACGGCCAGGCCAGAAGCTGGTGTTGAATTGGCCGGCCCTGGCAAAGATGCCGCCCATGCCGCTGTTGTCCCACCAGAATCGACCGATCCGGCCGCCGTTGGAGTCGATGTGGAAGGTCATGGCCTCCCCCGGCTAACCGCCACACCATCAGAGATCAAGACGGGGCGGGCGGTGATGACTAGGTGCCAGTTGTCGTCGGTGAGGCCGTCGTAGGCGGTTTGGGTGGTCATGGCTTTTCTCCTTGAGTCATGGCATCATCCGCTACAAAGGCGACGCTATCTTCAATGCTTTCCAAGTCGATATCATCGAGTAAATCGCCTTGATCGGGCTTTCTGGTATCTTCTACCGCTATTTCCATGTTTTTAATAGCTTGATTAAAATAAGGTTTCTTTAGCTCGATACCAATACCACGACGACCTAGCGACACAGCCCCGTACACTTCGCTGCCAACTCCCATAAATGGAGTAAGCACTGTCTCTCCAATGTTCGACCTCAAGCAAATAGCGCGGTCAATTACATCTAGCTGCAGCGGGTGGACGTGTTTTTCGTCATCGGGGTCCTTGGCGTCACGAAAGGGCAGCACTCGTCCCATATTAATATCATCCCAAATAGAAGACGCATAGCGCCGCCAGATCCAGTGACTAAAGCGGTTTTCGGTCTGCTTCCCTTTCCACCCTTTGTAGCGGTGCAGATCTTGCGGGATCGGACACTCCCCGGCGTAGTGGTCCAGTCCCGTGGGGTTTGCTATCGGTATCTGATTCTCGCCACTGCGGCGGAAAATTAGCAAGTAGTCAGCAGATGCCACGCCTGCAAAAGCGGCGTCGTCAACAATCGTTTTGTGGGCAAGGTTCTTTACCATGGTGCGATTTCGCACCCATAGTGGCTCCTTCCATATGGTGTGGCGAGCGACATAGTGCCATCCTTCCTTTTCATGTAACGCGATGATTTTTCCAGGCAGATCCATCAAGGCATCCTGGCCACTGTTGCCGGTCGGGATGTCGGTGCAATGAACAGCGGTCAACCGACCCGGCAGGGTTAGCCGGTGTAGCTCGGAAACCACAAAGCCATAATGCACAAAGAACTGATCGTAGTCAGTGCAGTTACTTATGTCTCGCTCGTTGGAGCTGTAGACGTAGAGGCCGGCAAACGGTGGCGAGTAGATCGAGAAATGGACGGATTCGCTAGGGAGTCCGCGCATGACTTCGACGCAGTCTCCATTGTAGATAGCGTAACGATCGGTGATGACATCCATGATGGAATGGTGATGGGTTGAGTTCGATAGGCGGCCTTTTCAATGGCCAGTGAATTGTTCATCTCGGAAACCAGGCTGGCAAACATTTTTTCAGCTTGGCCGCGCTTTCGTTGCAGGTTTTCCATGATTCGACGTTCGCCCTCGGTAAGGATGATGTCAACGGTCACGGGATTCTTCTGTCCAAACCGCCAGCAGCGCCGGACGGCTTGGTAATACTGCTCAAAGCTGTGAGACGGGAAGTAGGTGATGTGGCTGCACTGCTGGAAGTTCAGGCCCCATGCACCGATTTTCGGTTTTGTGATCAGCACTCTGGATCGGCCCTCGGCGAAGTCGATCAACCGGGCTTCTTTCACGTCGTCACGGTCGGAACCTGATACCTGAACAGCATCGGGAATCAACTGCTGCAGCAGGTTACCCTCTTCGTTGAGGTGGCACCACACCAGCGCCGGCTGACCGGTATTGCTAACCATGGCAGCCACTTGCTCGCATCGTTCCCGAACAGTGCGCTTTTTTTCGGCCCGCTGCTCCCGAAGATCGGTGGCAGGCATGGCGAACAACATCCCTTCAGGTACGGTGTTGGTCTCGATCAGATGGTCAATCTCGTTCAGCGGCGGCAAGATGAACCGACCATCATCAAAACCAAGGTCTGAAGGTTGACGGCAGGCCCTTGCCCAACTGGTGACCCACCGCCAAAACGGCTGCTCGGCATGGCCCTTAAATCGCCATTTCGGAGCCTCTCCGTACAGACGCCGGCTAGTGCAGTTGTTCTGGTCGTTCTTGAAGAACCTGGCAAGCATGTCCATGTAGCCCATGTAGCCAAGGGCTTCACTGCTGGTACCCAGCTCGATGAAGTCATTTGGCGCGGCAGTGGCGGTGGCCAACAGCCGATAAGGAACCTTGCGCATGAACTCGGTAATCTGCCCACGGCGAGCACCATCAAAACTCTTGAGGATGCTGGACTCATCGCAAACCACTCCGGCAAAGTCGGCAGGGTTAAAATGTTCTAGCCGTTCGTAGTTGGTGATAACAATCCGGCTGTTGATTGCGCCATCAGAAGACCGGGCGCATTCAATGCCGAACTTTTCGCCCTCTCGGATGGTCTGAGCTGCTACGGCCAGAGGGGTCAGGATTAGCACCGGCAGTTCGGTGTAACGGACCACATTTTCAGCCCAGGTAAGTTGCATGGCAGTTTTTCCCAGCCCGCAGTCAGCAAAGATAGCCGCTCTGCCCTTAAGGATTGCCCAACTTACGAGACTTTGCTGAAAATCAAAAAGCTCAGAAGGTATCCACAATGGTTGAAAACCATGACTAGCGCCGCTATGAGTTTTTTTGTCTAAGAAACTGACATAATCATCAACTGGATCAAGTTTCAAGGAATGTTTCATGTCTTCCCCCGAACCGGCAGGATCCGCACCTCGAACCCCTCGTCTAACAGGGTCTCGCCCTTCGCAAAGGCATCGGTGATACTTTCAAACACTTCGGAGCCAACGAGAGCGCGGCGGCCAGGGCCTGGCGTGCGCTTGAGATACCAGCCGAGCTGGTAGGCGGTAGAACTGTCGGTCATGCAAGGATGTCCTCGAATTGGTCGAATTGGTCGTAGGTGGTCGGGGCTTCCTGCTGGTCACTGGCAGAAAGCGGCGAGGTATCGCCGTGGGGCAGGGGGGGATTTTGGGCCAGGTAGTGGACCATGTCTTGCAGGTCTTGCAGGGTTGGCGGCGCCCCATCAAATGGCGATGGGGGAACAGAATCAACCTCTATGACTGGTAAAGGCATCACCTCTTCCCAAGCCGCAGAATCAGCTCTTTTATGCCAGGCGCGGCCTTCCTCGCAGATAGCAGCGAAATAACCGGGCCCAGCAACAAGAGTGTGAAAACGGCGCGATCGTAGCTCAGTCATTGCGGAGCACCGGGGCGACTGAGCGTTGATACTGCAGAATCTGCACGGCATCGCGCATCATCATTGCTTGCGAGAACGGCAACGCCCCGCCTGCAACTAAAAGCCACAGCAACAGGTGGTTGCCAAACAGCAGGAGGATGGCAATCACGGCGGAATCCATCTTGCTGTTGTCAAGTTGCCGGCAGGGCATTGGTGTCCTACAAGATCGGGTCGCACCGAAGGACGGCAACTCCAGG